CGGCAGTTTTACAAGCATACCCTGCTCTTCTAAGTCTTCATAATTGCAAAGCTTTCGTGCTGCTGAAATGTAATCGTGCTGTTTAACCCAGACATCTGATTCTCCGTCTGGTGTAATATCATATCTTTCTGTTAATCTCTCCATCTACTTCACCTCTCCAAACCAGTCCTGAAATTCTTTCATACAATCAGGACATAAATCCAGAACATTATGTGTGAAATATCTTCTCTGACTATCCAGATTTAATACCATGATCCCATTAGGATTTTTTTTATCGTTTTTAGAATTGTACTGCTCATACAGTTTTCCACATCTATCACATTTCTTTGCACATGCCATTAATCCATTCCTCCTGTAATCTCATCAATGCACTCATTCCGTCCTTCTGCAAATCCTGCGTCAAATGTATTAGATGGATAATCTCCATTGTCTTTCTCTGGCAAGTCCATAAGTGGACACCATTCGGGTCTTGATTTGCTTTCACAATCATAATGTTCTTCTGTCATCAGAAATGCATCATAATCTAAACAGTCAGCTAATTCACACAAACCCACATATTCAAGTACGCCGCAGTATGCAGTTCCGAACAGGCAGCCATAGCAATTCTCCGGTGTATCAATCACTAATACTGATTTACTCATCTGATTCCTCCTGTAATAATTCTGGGTTGTCAAAAATGTCACCAGCAACTTCAACCTTTCTGCACCAATACCCAAGTTCTTTCCGGTAAAATGTCTCTTCTGGAAAATCAACATAAAATCCAAAATTATAGCTTCCGTAATCAAAACTCGAACAATACATTCCAAATTTTACCGGGGCATATTCTCCGTTATGATTAACAATATCGTTCTCCCAAATTTTCTTCCCGTTCTTGTCGGTCAGACCTGTGAACTGACAGAGGGTTTCTATATCAATTATATTGGTATATACTGTAAACCGATCTGAATCCTTTCGATAAAAAATAATGTCCTTCCCCCCTATGTGATATTGATCTCTTAGGTAATATCCCTCAATCCATTCGCCATTATCAATCCGCTTTGCCTTAAAAAGAATTTCTCTCATTCAACTCCACCGCCTTTCACGATTTCATCAATTGTTGTATCCCCTTCTATGCAATATTTTTCAAATAAATAATCTTCCAACTGTTCAACAACCTTATCCGCATCAAAAGCTGTAAACTGTTTATTAACGCAATCAATAAACTCTTTCTGGTCAGAACTAATGCTATTTCCAATATCCCATATTTTGATATATTCAATTAAGTCGTCCGCATCAATTAGTCTGCTCATATTTTATTCCTCCCACACTCCCAACAACCGCATTCTCTCATACAGTACAGCGACAGTCTTGCGTCTGTATCCATAAAAGTCCTTCGGGTTCATCGGGATATATCTTTCTTTGCTGATCTTCCTGTAACTTTTCCGGTGCAAGATATTCTCGATAACTATATCCGCTATCACCGTGTTTTTCGGGCAAGCTGACAAGGCGGCACCGGAAAGCAGGTATCCGTACTCTGCCGGGAAGTCTTTCAGCATCGCATTCAGTTTTTCTATGTCTTCTGCCGGAATACCGTAGTCTTTCAGCTTTTTGTTCCTTGTCAGCATACCGTTCTCCTTTCTACTCTTCTGGATGGTGCTTGTCGTACATGATCGCCACACATACAAGACCAACCACTCCGAATATGGTTCCAAGGGTGAACCCTAATAAGAATGTAATCATGGCTCGTCCTCCTCGTGCACCGTGAAAGCAAAATAACAATCAAGCTTCAGATCGCCATCGTAAGATATAGTGCATTCAAGCTCGTAACCCCCTGCTTCTGCACATTTTTGAATTAACGTGTTCAGGGCATCTCCAATTTCTTTTGGGAATGTCTCCGGCATACACTCTTCGAATGTCATTTGCATACCATTCTCCATTTCTGTATTCCTCCTTTAATATTTCTTTCTGTCTTTTCTTGATAGGAATGTCTTCCAATGTCTTTCGCTGCTCTTCTGTCAGTAAGTGCATTGAGATGTAACTCGCAGTAGCAAATTTATCGAATTCGCAAAAACCAACGCATTCATGCCCCGCTAATTCCATTCCCCTACGAAATCCTCCGATTCCTGCGAAAAAATCTATAAATTTCATTTTAAACTCCCATCTTCTTAACCAGATTCTTATTCATCTCGTCAAATCTTACATCTGTGTTCTCTTCAATGTCCTGTATCATGCTCAGAACGCTCATTTCGCCCCTATTTGCCATTTTGACGTATTCATTGGAAGTTTGTGCGACTGTGAGCAAACGTTTCGTAGAAAAGCCATATAAGCGTCTCAGAGCCATCATGGTCGTAACGACATTAATCGTATCAGCCCAATCTTCTCCATCATTAAATCCATTCTCATAAGCTTCTCTTTCCATGCTTTTGATCTGGCTATGGCAGTTAATCATTGCCCGTCCGAATGCCTGTGCCGCCTGATTAGGCTGAGACAGAGGAAGTCTCTGCTTTCGTGGCTTTACCTTAAGTTTACTGCTCACGCTTCACACACCTCCTAATCTGCCCTGCAACGGCTTCAAACTGCTTGAGCAATGAATTGTCGTCATTTCGGTTTAAAGTCCGATCGTAAGCCGGAGAGACGTCCCACAAGTCATTTACGAGGACGCCACGTGCCACGCTGTTGAGCAGTGCACTCCGATGTGCTCCTGTGATACTTATGATCTCGTCAAGAGTGAATTCTCCAATGTACTCAGTGCCTTTGAATAGCTCATACAGTTTCATGTTTCTTCCTCCTTGCAACGAACTCATATCCTGTCAGCCGGAACGCTCTCGGTGTCTTCGGATGATCCGTTTCGATTAGTCCATCTGTCCGCAGCATATCCATGTGGCGAAGCACCGTAGCGTTTGACACACCGACCCCGTCAGCAATCTCTTTGTAAGACGGTGCGTACCGATGTTCTTTGATATACCGGCAGATGTACAGATATATGTCTTTGTGGGTTTGCTGACCCTCTTTATACTTCTGTTTGTACATTCTTCTCACGCTCCTCTTTTATCTTCTGCGATCTTTTAAACATTTTTTCGAGATAGTTCGCATAAGCCAATAGCATGTGGTCCACAAACCCGTTTTTTTGATATTTTTCTGACATGATGTGAATTTGCTCTGTCACCTGCTGCCAATATTCATCTTTTTCTTCGATTCCGGCAGTCTGAAGGACCAGTGCCGGGAAGTCAATCTGCAAAAATTTTATCGTATTCGGTATCTGCTCGTGCGTCACTCTCATGCTTATACACCTTCTTCTACCTCAAAACTCTGTTCAAGAAGTCGCTCGTTATCCTTGCTAAACGCCTTTATATAGCTCTGTTTTATCGGTCTGATAAAATGTATGCCGTTAGCTGATTTAGCCCGGGAAACAGCCACATAGAACTGTCCAGGATCCCAGCAGCAAGGATCAATGTTGATTTTCTCGAATGTCTGTCCCTGTGATTTATGAATACTAATCGCCCATGCGAGCTTTACCGGAAACTGCGAGAATGATCCAACTTTCTTACGGACAATCTTCTCTTTCACGATCTTCTGACCGTCCTTTTCTTGTTCAGATTCCTCGATAACCTGTTTTTCAATTTCTTTGCTGTATCTGTACAAGTTAACTGTTTTACCCTTATCAGTCTTGACAACCAGATAAGATTCTTCAAATTCTCCATTGTCCATAATTTTCTGAATAATGCCAATCGTTCCATTGACATAATTACCGGACAGATCGTTGACGGTAATTATCACTTTTGCACCGATGTTCAGTGTCAAGTCTTCTCTGGCAAATGCAATATTTTTGATATCGGCAGATGTCAAATCTCCGTCAACTGCTGCATGGAATACTTTTTCCGTCTTTTTATCCAACTTGCCAAGAAAGGTATTGTTAATCCGATCAGCTTCAGCATTAGTTCCAACCAGGAACGGTGCTTCTGGTATTACTTTGCTTGATTCGTTATTCTCCAAGTATGCGATTGATTTACGGATATTGTTGCCATATTTGATATCATTCAGAACATATTTAAATCCTTCATCATTCTGCCTGCATACTTCATCAAGCTTAATATATTCGAATGACATATCTTTCCAGTATTCAGACATAAAAGCATATCCGTGTTCGTACTTTCCACCCTTTCCATAATCAGATCCATACATTCGGCAGAGGATTTTACGATCATCTGTCGTAATTACTGGGGGGAGCTGATAGAAGTCACCAATTATGATAAGCTGCACATCTTCCTTGTCACTGCCTTTTAATAATCTTTCAACGGCTCTTTCCTCATTTTCTGTGATGATCGTCTTCGCAATCATATTAAACAAATCGAACCGGCACATGCTGATTTCATCAATGATAAGAACATCTGCTTCTTTTAAAAGTTCAGATCTGGATTTCACTTTTTTCTTGTAATCCTCAAACTTAATTGAGATATTCAGTGCTCGATGCACGGTAGTCGCCCCGTATCCGATATTGTCCGCAGCTATTCCGGTAGTAGCAGATACCAGAACGCTTTTACCAGCTTTTTCCGCCTCATCAATGAATGTCTGAATAACTGTTGTCTTACCTGTTCCGGCATCTCCTGTAAGGAAAACATTACTACCAGATAACATTGTGTCTAACGCATATCTCTGCTTTTTATTGAGATCGTCTTTTTTCATTTTGTAACCACTCCTTGTAAAAATTATGTCAACTAAATATTTTTGCAATATTCGCTTAATTTTGCTATAATAAATATAATTGTATATACTTTTTAATTT